TGTTTCTCTTCACCTAAGAAGAGGAGATAACACAAACGGCTCTAACCCCAGCAAAGAACTTAATGAAATGTATGGAAAAACAGAGAAACTTGATAAAAATAGCTTTTATGGAAAGTATTTGACGTCAGCGTTACAACAATTTGACGGAAAAAAGGTAAAATATTTGGTTTTTTCTGGTGGTTTAAGATTTTCTGGTGATGATAATGAGTCAGATATTGACTGGTGCAAGCGAAATTTCAAAGGAAAAGACTTTATTTTTTCTAAAGGGAACACAACGATGAACGATTTTTCATTAATAATGTCTTGCGATCACAATATTATTAGCCATATTAGTTCATTTGGCTGGTGGGCAGCTTATTTAAATCAAAATCCTGATAAAAGTGTGATTGCTCCGGAGAGATATCATCCAGATATGCCCGAATATACGCACAGAAAAGGCTTTTATCCAGAAAACTGGACACTAGTATGAGCTATTGGCAAGATAAAAGCGTTCTTGTAACCGGTGGAGCCGGCTTTATCGGCTCAAATCTTTGTAAAGATTTAGTATATGAAGGCGCATATGTTACAATTGTGGATAATTTTGAGAGAGGCAAGAAAGAATATATTTTAGAGATCATAGATTCAATTGAATTGATCGAAGGTGACTTAAAGAATCTGGATTTTTGTTTAAATAATCTCAAAAATGTAGATATTGTTATCCATATGGCCTCGAAAGTTGGAGGAATTGGCCTTTATACTTCCAAGCCCTATACCGTTATGAGCGAAAACATACTTATGGACTCAAATGTTTTAAAGGCGGTCTTGCAAAATAACATTAAAAAGTATTTTTATGCTAGCAGTGCTCACATATACCCAAAAGAATTGCAAGGAACACCAGATTCTCCAGCAATTATAGAAGAACAGGCATACCCCGCAGAGTCTGAGCTGGCTTATGGTTGGGCAAAATTGATATCAGAGAAAGAGATCGAGTATGCTCGCGTAGAAAACCCAGATCTTCGCGTGGCAATCGCCAGATATATTGGAATTTATGGAGAAAACCAAGACTATGATTTAGCTACTGGCTCCTGTATTCCTGTATTCACTAATCGTGCTATAAATTATCCTGACATTCCGTTTAGAATTTGGGGCACCGGAAAAGAAACTCGCTCTTATTGTTTCATTGACGATGCTGTCGAGTGCACCAAACTTATGATTGAAAAAATGGAAGAGCTTGAACAGGTCGGGCCTTATAATGTGGGCCTACAGGAAAGAATTTCTATCGGAGATTTAGCGAAAGCAGTTGTAGAGGTGTCGGGGAAAGAGATAAATATTGAATATGATTTGACAAAAGATACTTTGATATGGGGACAGTGGTGTGATTGTTCAAAAGCAAAAGAAGAAATTGGTTTTGAAGCCAAGACGAGCCTACAAGAAGGCTTAAAAAGAGTTTATAATGATATACAAGGAAGGATGAAATGAACGTTTTGATAACTGGCGGCGCCGGCTATATCGGCAGCGAACTTACTGAACATTTGCTTCGCTCAGACCACAAGGTGGTCGTGATCGATAATTTGATGTATGAGGCCACATCTTTGCTAAGATATGCAATAGAACCTAACTTTAATTTTATAAAGGGCGATATTACTAATTTAGAAATCTTAAAGAAAGAGCTGGTTAAAGCAGATATTATTATTCCTTTAGCTGCCCTTGTTGGATTTCCTCTCTGTGAGAAAGATAAACGCGGCGCCGTCGAAATTAATCATGGAGCAAACGCTTGGATTGCCAAGAACAAAACTCCCGAACAAAAGGTAATTTACCCTTGTACGAATTCAGGATATGGAGTTAGTATCGACGGCTCTGTATGTACGGAGGAATCGCCTCTGAATCCAATTACCTTGTATGGACAAACAAAAGTCGCCGCCGAAGCTGAATATAAGAACGTTGAAAATCACGTAACTTTTAGACTAGCAACTGTATTTGGTCCTGGCTCTAGAATGAGAACCGATTTATTGGTAAACAACTTTGTACTTAAAGCCTTACGCGATCGTGTGCTGGTTCTGTACGAGTGTGAATTTATGAGAAATTATGTGCACCTTCAAGATGTGTGCCGCGCATTTATGTTTGTGATCGATAATTGGGACAGCTGTAAAAATGAAACCTACAACGTAGGTAACGATGCCATTAATATGAATAAACTCCAGCTGGCAGAAAAGATTAAGGAGCATCTTCCGCTTGAAATCATTAAGGCAGAATTTACTTCTGATCCTGATACGCGCGATTATATTGTTAGTAGTCAGAAATTTTATGATAAGGGGTTTGAGTGCAAATATGATTTGGACGATGGCATTCGTCAGCTTATTAAAGCATACAGCATTATTGAGGCCCCTTGGTATGCGAATTATTAGGAACTAAAAATGACATTTTGGAAAGATAAGACAGTATTGGTAACAGGCGCCCACGGATTTGTTGGTACGCATGTAGTAAAGATGCTAAAGGAAAAAGAAGGCACAACGGTGCACCATCCATCAAAATATGATTACAATCTCACTATTGAGCGCGATGTAGATCTGATGTTTAGTCACTTAAGGCCAGATATCGTTATACATCTTGCCGGCAAAGTAGGCGGCATCGCTGCGAATAAATCAGAGCCTGGAACATTTTTTTATGATAATATTATGATGGGGACTCTAGTATTAGAATACGCCCGCCGCTATAATGTACAAAAAACGGTCGCCCTCGCCGCTGGGTGTGGGTATCCGCTTGATTTAGAGGTTCCATATACTGAAAGTGATTTTTGGAGCGGATTGCCGCAAGAAGAATCTATGGGATATTCAATGGCCAAGAAAATGTTAATAGTCCAATCTTGGACTTACCGTGCCCAATATGGGTTTGATTCTTCTATTTTGCTTCCCGCCAATCTCTACGGCCCTAATGATAATTTTGATCTAGAAAAGAGCCACGTGGTGCCGGCACTAATAAGAAAGTTCTTAGACGCTAAACAAAACCAGCTACCATCGGTAGAGGTGTGGGGAACCGGAAATGCAACGAGAGAATTTTTATATGTAGAAGACACTGCTCAGGCCATACTTGATGTGGCTGAAAAGTTCAATCAGAGTGGCCCGCTAAACCTTGGAACCGGTACCGAAACATCAGTTAAAGAATTGGTTGAAACAATTGTTGATTTAGTCGGTTATGAAGGAGAGATTGTGTGGAACGCAGATCGCCCAGATGGTCAACCACGAAGATTTTATTGCATGGAGAGATTTAGAAAACACATGGGCTACGTTCCGAGTACGTCTTTGAGAGAAGGCTTACAAAAGACAATCGATTGGTACTTAAACTCAACAGACAAAAAAAGGCTATAAATGAAAGTTGTATATGATTTAGCAGGTGGATATCCAGACGACATTGATCATTATTTGAAATATCACGAAATGGGTGATGATAGCGAAACTAATATAATGTTTTTTGGATATAATGCGATAAATAATGACGGATTAAAAGAAAAATATAAACATTATGATAGAAAGATAGCTGTTACTGGAGAGCAACCCTGTGCATTTTTGTCAGGACGGCAAGAAATAGTAGATTTGAGTGCGGATAAGGACGATTATTTTGATAAGATTTATACCATTTGTCCATATACCGCCGAATGGTTAAACAGAGTACACGGTAAAGAAAAGTTTGAATCAGCCATAATTCCATATAATATAAACGACATTCCTAAAGAAGAATATGAGAAAGAATTTGATGTAATATATTGGGGTAATATTCATTCAGAAGATCATATCGCAATAATGGATACAATGCAATCGTTTAAATCTAATCTGTTTACTGTGCACCCGGCTCATTGGTCTGCCCCGGCGTTTGCTCCTGGGGGCCCTTATGATCATGGGGAGAAACACCCATCTGGTAAAGCTTATGCTCGGTATATTCCTCCTCGATATTGCGAACAAGTCACCAAAATTAGCGCCCCTAGAACAGAAATGTGGGAAGTTTTAAGAAAAACAAAAATTTTTGTGGTTACGAACCTTCTGTACCTTTCAGAAGATCACACTAATAATATTAAAGCAATCCCGTCTTACAAACTTAACAAAGCCTTCTCTCATGTGGATCACGTGATCGCGCCCCAAATGAAAACAAGAGTTGTAGAAGCTGCGTTTAACAAGACTCTTTCACTTGTTAAGAAAGATCCGTGGAATGTGGTTGAAAATTGGTTTGAGCCAGGAAAAGATTTTGTTTATTATGAAAACAACGAAGAACTACCCGAAATTATAAATAAAATAGCAGGCAATTGGTCTGAATATGAACACATTGTAGAAAACGCTTATAACAAGGCAATTGAAAATTATACAGCGCAAAAGCTTTTCAAAAAATTTAGTGGAGAATAAATGACTAGAAAATATTTACCAACGCTTTCTGAATTGATCGATCGACTATCAATTGCACAACTAAAAGAAGTATTTATAACAGAGCACAAATATGAATATGCTCAAGAAATTTCGGACATTCTTCATGATATTGACTTGACTTTAAAAGAAAAAGAGGTTATATTAGATGCTGACGCTGTTAGGGCGATTGTTGTTTTGTCTCAGATGAATTTACATATTTGGCATAATGAGTCGAATTATCGCAAAGGTATCAAAGACGGCAACAATTTAGAGCTTACACACGGTTTAAATGGTATTCGTAACACTGCTAAAAACAAGATACAAGAACTTGCTGGTGGTAGAAAAGACTATAAGATTGACTGCCTCGCAGCAGATTTTAAAGATTGGGAAATAAGTTGGAAACAAGAAGATTAGATATCTTATTTGTGCACACAAATGCATCAAAAAAGATATATCAAGATTTAGCGAAAGATCATTCAGCCATTGAACCCCCCATCTGGGCGGCTATGTTGGCTAATCATTGTCGAGCCAATGGTTTTGGAGCAAATATTTTAGATTGTGAGGCAGAACGTCTAAACGATGAAACCTCAGCCAACCTGATTAATGAAATGAATCCTAAAGTGGCTTGTTTTGTGGTGTATGGTCAACAACCTAGCGCATCTACACAAAATATGCAGGGCGCCATAGATACTGCGAATGTATTAAAGAAGATAAATCCTTCCATTCCTGTTCTATTCGTCGGTGGCCACGTATCAGCACTGCCGAGAGAAGTTTTGCGCAATGAATCATCTATTGATTATATTTGCCAGAATGAAGGTGTTTATACTATTAGTAATTTATTAGCCGGCCTCCAAAGTTCTAATTTTGATCCAAGCAAGATTCGTGGATTGGGATATAGAGATGAATCTGGAAACCCTGTTTTAAATAAAACGGAATCTATTGTCGAAAAGAAAAATTTATCATATGATTTGCCGGGAATGGCATGGGATCTCTTACCTGATATGGGTAAATATAGGACTGCAGGGTGGCACTCTTGGACAAACAATACTGAAAAAGAGCCATTTGCTGCTCTGTATACAAGCCTAGGTTGCCCTTACCAGTGTTCATTTTGTATGATTAATATTATTAATCGAACCAATTCTGGCCCTAATATTGCTAGCGCTGACAGTAATGTATTTAGATGGTGGGAGCCAGAATTTATTATTGGACAATTTGATGAAATTGCGAAGATGGGAATTAAAAATGTTAAGATTGCTGATGAACTGTTTGTGTTAAACCCACGACATTTTATAAAAGTTTGTGATTTATTAATTGAGAGAGATTATGGATTTAATATTTGGGCATATTCTAGAATTGATACTTGCAAGCCCAAGTATTTAGAAACGCTAAAGAAAGCTGGTGTAAATTGGCTTGGGCTTGGTATTGAAAATCCCAATCAAACCCTAAGACAGCAAATACACAAAGACAACTACAAAGAAGTAAAGATTGCTGATATTATGGATAGTATGAGAAACGCTGGTATAAACGTAGCAGCGAATTACATTTTTGGCTTACCAATGGACACAGAGGACAGCATGCAGGATACCCTTGATTTTGCTATGGAAAATATGTCAGAAATGGTTAATTTATATTGTGCCATGGCATATCCCGGAAGCCCTTTACACTTAACAGCAAAGAAAGAAGGTTGGGCACTTCCACAAACTTATTCTGGCTATAGCCAACATTCTTATGATACACTAAATTTATCTAATTCAAGCTTGACATCAAAACAAATATTGGCGTTTAGAGATAAAGCCTGGATGAAGTATCACACTAGTCCAGAATATTTGAAATTATTAGAAACAAAATTTGGCAGCGTGGCTCGTCAAAATATAGAAGCCACAACAAAAATTAAATTAAAAAGAAAATTATTAGGAGATTAAAATAACATGGCCGCAGATGATAAAAACAAAGTTACTGTTTTAAAATTAAGACGACAGAAAAGACAAGGAACCAAGACAGTATTAGTTACGGCGTATGATTATCCACAATCACGCATTGCTGATAACGCCGGCGTAGATGCTATTCTAGTTGGTGATTCGCTCGGGATGACTACGCTTGGGCATAAAACAACTCTTCCAGTTACTATGGATGATATGATCTTACATTGTGAGGCGGTTTCTCGTGGCTCTAAGCGAGCATTTCTAATTGGAGATATGCCTTATATGTCTTATCAGATATCAAACGAAGAGGCAGTTAGAAATGCTGGTAGATTTATTTGCGCTGGTATGGATTGTGTTAAAGTTGAGGGCGCCCAAACTGAAAGAATCAAGGCGATCGCTGATTCTGGAATTCTGGTAATGAGTCATTTAGGACTTACTCCTCACACCCGCGCGAAGCTCGGCGGATATCGAGTACAGGGAAAAACAGCAAAGCAAGCAGAAATTATTTTAGAGCAAGCATTAAAGCTACAAGAAGCTGGGTGTTCGTTCTTGCTTTTAGAAGGCATGCCAAGAGAATCTGCCGCAATGATTACAAGAAGTTTAAGAATTCCTGTTTATGGCATTGGCGGTGGTGATATGGTTGATGGCCAGCTTGTAATTTTTCACGACCTAACGGGACTATTCTGGGAATTTAAGTCTAAGTTTGTTAAGAGATATTGTGAAGCCGGCCAGCTAATGCAGTCTGCTTTAGAAGAATACGCTCAGGAAGTTAGAGAAGGATCCTTTCCGGCAAAAGAAAACTTTTATGCCATTAAGGAAGAAGAGCTTGAAAAGCTTCTCGGAGACCCAAAGTGGAAGTATGAAACAGAACAGGGTTTTCCCACAAACCATAGTGTAACTCCAAATACCGTTACACTAAAAGAAGATCCTTATAAAAAAAAATAGTTATGACTGATGAACTAAGGCAAGAATTTATAGAAATTTTTAAAGAACCTTGGTCAATACAATAAAGAGAACTAAATGAAATTAGCTGATTATATTATTAATTACCTTGCAGATATTGGAGTAAACGAAGTATTTGTTGTATATGGTGCCGCCAACGGTAGCCTTATTGATGCATTTACGAGAAATGACGATATTAGATATGTTGCCACCATGCACGAGCAAGGGGCAGGATTTGCGGCAGAAGGATATGCTAAAGTATCAAAGAATATTGGCGTAGCGATCGCCACCAGCGGCCCTGGTGGAATGAATTTTGTAACGTCTGTGGGTAATTGTTTTTATGATTCTGTCCCCTGTCTTTTTATCACAGGACAGATTAAGACAAAGTATATGCGTCCAGACGCGTCCATTCGCCAGATTGGTTTTCAAGAAACAGACATTATAAGTGTTGTGAAACCTTTAACAAAATATGCAAAACTTATCGAAGACCCAAGCAGCATTAAGTATGAATTACAGAAGGCTATTTATCTTGCAAAGAATGGTCGACCCGGCCCAGTATTTTTAGACATCCCTATCGATGTACAAAAAGCAGATATTAATCCAGAAGAATTAATTGGTTTTGATGAAGAGCTTCAAGAAGTTTGCTATAATAATAATAGAATTGAGGAACAGATAAGTCGTTTTCTGAAAGATTTATTGAATTCAAAACGCCCCTGCTTAATGATTGGCGGAGGAGTTCGTTTGGCTGGTGCCGAAAAAGAGATGCTTGAATTGGCAAAAATCTTAAAGATACCGTGTTTCCCCACATGGAACGCATTAGATATTATTGCTTCAGATTTTGAATATTATGGTGGCCGCATTGGAACTTATGGAGGCGCCGGCAGAAACTTTGGAATCCAAAATTCCGACTTGTTGTTAGCAATCGGAAGTCGCATTTCTGGTAGAATTACTGGTGGCGAACCTCACTTGTTTGCAAGAGGGGCTAAAAAATATATGGTAGATGTTGACGGCCCAGCTATGCAAAGAAAACTGCAACAATTACCGTTTGATGAGTGTATCCTTTCGGATGCTAAGTTGTTTATTGGGTTGATGATCGAGAAGCTGAAGACTTATGATGTTCCAGATTATACAGAATGGAACGAAAGAGTAATGGGCTGGAAAGTTAAATATGATCCAGTAACAAAAGAGATGTATGAGCCTGCTCAATATATTCATCCATATGCATTTCTAAGAATTCTTTCTGAAGAGATGGGCTCTAATGATATTTTAGCCGGCGATTGTGGTGGCAATATTGTTGCAATTAACCATTCGTTTGAAACAAAAGTAGGACAACATTATTTTACTAATAATGGTAATTCTCCTATGGGTTTTTCGTTCGCCGGCGCGATGGGCGCTTGTTTTGTGGCAGATGATACACAGAATGTTGTGTGTGTAATTGGTGATGGTGGAATGAACATGAACATTCAAGAGATCCAAACCGTAATAAACTATGGAGTTAAACTAAAAACTATCATATTAAACAATCATATTTACGGGATTACAAAAGCTTTTCAAGAAGTTAATTTTGAAGGTCGAAGCGAAGCCTGCGGCCCAAAAGGCTATAATCCTCCAGATTTTATTAAAATTGCAAAAGCATATGGTATTGATGACATGGTTATTGAAGACGGCACAGATTATGAAAAGGTCAGAAGACAAATTCGTGAATTTTTAGATCACGATTCTGCAGTTATTTGTGATGTGAATTGTCATGAATATCATACATATGAGCCGAAAATTGTTGGATGGTCAACGCCTATTGAAGATATGTATCCTTATCTTCCACGAGAAGAGTTCTATTCTAATATGGAGATTGAACCATTAGAAATTTCTAAGGATCCTCCAATGCCAAGTATTTTTAATAAAAAGGATTAATTATAAAATATAAAACACTTGGCATTCCTATAAAGGACGGGTAGGTGACATTTAAAAAAGAAAGAGAAAAAGAAATTAAATTTCTCGAAGCGGCAAGGAAAACAAAGCGGAAACTAACGAAAAATGAGACAAAAGATATCAATGGTATGTCCTACGAGAGACCGCATCAGTATGTTAAAAAGGTTTGTTAAAAATTTATATGAGAGGGGCACAGAAAGCCTCCTAAACCCTGATGCGTTTGAGCTTCTCGTCATTGCAGATAATGACGATAATGAGACGAAAGATTTTTTCAACAACAATTTATCAAACTACGAAACAATAAAACTAATAACAAGAGAAAGAAGCAGATCTTTTAATAAAGATTATATGACTTTTGGAGCGTCAAAATCATCTGGTGATTTAATTTGGGGAGTTGCTGATGACGTTGAAATTCTCACAAATGACTGGAACCAAGTACTGCTGGATAAAATAAATAAATTTGAATCTCTTATAAATGGTGAAGCGCTAGCAAATCATTTTTATAACTGGAAGCCAGAAGAGTTAGCTTATTATATTAATATAGACTGCAGTGACGGAGACTTTGAGAATTTTTCTATTTGTCGTTGCTCGTTTCCTATCATAACGCGCGAAGCATTTCAAAAGTTAAACTTTTTTGTACCAGAAGAATGGAAGTTTTGGGGAGCAGATTACGGCCTTGGAGAGATTTATAGACGTGCAGGTAGGGTATTGTCTCTATCGGAAATCAAAGTAGCTCACTGGAGTTGGGCCAATAACAATTCAGAATACAAAAGAGAAAAAGATTCTACTAACAAAAACAGCGAAAAAATAAGTTCTGAATGTGATATGGTTGGCGCTGTCTATCAAAAAGAAGAAGATATTATTTTAAAATATGCGGGATTATTAATTGAAAATAATAGACCTAGAAAATATGCTCCATCACGAATTAGTTTTGAAGTATTAGCCGACCCTTTGCCATCTTTAAAGAACGAGATAGAATTATTAGACAAAGACCATCAAAAGTTTGTCCAATTAAGTAAAGAAATAGCTATCGTTTGTCCGAAATGTAAATTTGACGGATACAAGTCATCAGCTGGATTTATTAATCCAGATCCATGTCCAACACATGGCGGCAGCACTATACACTTCGATTATTTTCCTAAAAATGGTGATGAATATTGTAAAGATTATGATTTATGGTCATATTGTGGTGTTGAAGGTTGTGACATCGCTTTCAATATGACGAAAAAACCATTAACCTGTCCAAATCCTTCATGTGATTATAGGGGCCCCCTTGATTATGAACTTTATAGAACAATAGGTTCTCGTCAAAAAGCGGAAAACTTAAATAATAGAATGCATTCTTTAATACAAAAGTTACAAGATATGTTAGAATTACTGCAGGAGAATAAGCCACAATGACATTTAAAAAAGAAAGAGAAAAAGAAATTAAATTTCCATTAGCTATGGAAACAATCGACAATAGTGATATTGATGCTTTGTGTAATTGGCTCAAGTCTTATCCTAGGCTTACAAAAGGCAGCTTGACTCCGGAGTTTGAAAGCCAGTGGGCAGCATATATTGGGACAAAATATTCAGTTTTTTGTAACTCAGGCTCGTCAGCAAATTTGCTGATGATTTATGCTGCACACGCATCCGGAAAAATGAAAAATAAAAAGATCGCCGTACCTTCTGTTGGGTGGGTAACTACAATTGCTCCAGCGATGCAGTTTGGTTTAGAGCCAATTATGGTGGGAGCAGACAAAGAAACATTTGGGATGGACTTAGATCAACTAGAAAAGCTTTGTAAAGAAGATACTCCTGGTGCTGTAATCTTTGTTCAGGTTTTGGGAGTTCCTCATTATAAGGAAAGAATTTTAAATCTCCAAGAAAAATATGGATTTATGCTTTTAGAGGATTCGTGTGCTGCTTTGGGAGCAGAATATTCTGATGGAACTATGGTCGGCACGTTAGGAAATATGTCTAGTTTTTCCTTTTATTTTGGTCATCAACTGTCATCAATTGAGGGCGGAATGGTAAATACCGACAGCAAAGAGCTTTATAATCTTATGTTAATGCTCAGAAGCCATGGCTGGGGTAAAGATTTAGATCAAGAAACCTATGACAACATGATTGATGAACACGGAGTTGATAATTTTCATAAACCATTTACTTTTTTTGTTGCTGGTTTTAATTTACGATCAACAGATCTGCAAGCATTTCTTGGTTTAAGACAGATGCGGAAAGCAGAATGGGTTGCCCAAAGACGATATGAGAATCATAAAAGATATGCGAAAAATTTAAAAGGTTATGTAAAATTTCAAAATTGGAGAGATCATAAGCCTGTATCGATTTCTTTTGGCGCAATAGCAAACAACACAGAGCATCGACAAGAAATTGTCGAAAGACTCGTAGAAAACAAAGTAGAGACAAGAATTTTTAGTGCCGGTAATCTGGGTCTACATCCTTTTTGGACGCAACGATATGGCAAATTCGATGACGAAATGAGCAATAAGATTCACTCATGCGGATTCTTTGTTCCAAATTATCCCGAACTAACAAACGAAAATATTGATTTTATTTGCCAAGTTATTAAAGGTGAATAATGAAAATACTTGTTATTGGAGATAGTTGTAAAGACGTATTTGTCTACGGAGACTGCAGCAGATTGGCTCCAGCGGCACCGGTACCCGTATTTGTTGAAAAATACAGAAAAAGCAATAAAGGCATGGCCGGCAATGTTTATGAAAATGTATTATCTCTAGGGGTAAAATGCGATATAGTTTCTAACAAAGTCGATATTATAAAGATTCGCTATGTTGAAAAAAAGACTAATCATATGATAGTGCGCATTGACTCCGATGAAGAAAAGATCGATAGAATCAAAGATATTAACATAGAAGCTCTACAACAATATGACGCAGTTATAATTTCTGATTATAATAAGGGCTTTTTGCTTGAAGAAGATATACAATTTATTGCTGATAATCATGAGCTTGTATTTTTGGATACAAAAAAGCTTTTAGGCGATTGGGCAAGGAATATAAATTTTATTAAAATTAACGAACAAGAATATGAAAGAACTATACACCTTTTGGCAGATAAAGAGTGGCTTGACAAAAAGTTGATTGTTACGATGGGCGCCAGCGGCTGTATATACAATGGTAATATTTATCGAGTTCTTCAAGTTGAAATTAAAGATTTGACAGGAGCCGGCGACTCCTTCCTTGCGGGATTGGTATATAATTATGTTAAAAATAAGAACATTGGAGATTCCATTAGATTTGCTAATGAATGTGCAACAATAGTTGTACAACAAAAGGGGGTTAATACAATACGATGACATTTAAAGAATATTATCAACACTATCTATCCTTGCATCAAAACAAGTGGTGTAGGTGGTTGCATGTTGCAGGACAATTTGCAACTATAGGATACGTTGCCGCAGCAGTAGCTACACAGATGTGGTGGTTATTATTGTTTGCGCCCTTGGTGGTCTACCCGTTTGCTTGGAGTGGTCATTTCTTTTTTGAAAAGAACACACCCGCAGCATTCTCGCGCCCTATTTGGGCGAAGGCGTGTGATTGGATTATGCTTAAAGATATTTTTACAGGTAAATTAAAGTGAAGATAGTTTGGGTGAATGGTTGTTTTGATATTTTGCATCGCGGACATTTTGAAATGTTGGAATACGCCAAGTCTCTTGGCACCTATTTGATGGTGGGCATTGATTCAGATAAAAAAGTAAAGAAAGATAAGGGAATCGATCGACCATTTAATAATGATATGGATCGTAAGTTCGCGTTAGAGTCAATTCGTCATGTTGATAAAGTATTAATATTTGAATCAAAGGGCGAACTAGAATTTTTAATAAGACAACTTGAGCCCGATTACATGGTGGTTGGTTCAGATTGGAAAGGAAAAGAAGTTGTAGGTGAGCAATATTGCACAGAATTGAAATTTTTTGATAGAATAGATGGGTATTCGACCACTAATATATTGGAGAGCAATAAGTGACATACGTTTTTGATATTGATGGGACTATTTGTACCAATTCTGATGGCAACTATGATTATGCGGAGCCCATAGAAGAGCGTATAGGGACAATAAATAATTTATATGACCAAGGACATACAATTGTTTTTCAAACCGCCAGGGGTATGGGTAGAACCAACGATAATCAATTGTCTGCATACGCGTTGTTCTATAGTTATACTGCGCAGCAGCTAGAAAGTTGGGGGGTTAAGTATCACAATTTATATCTGGGAAAGCCATCTGGCGATGTTTATATAGATGATAAGGGGATCAAGGATGAAGACTTCTTTACCGATGAAACACGTTGAAAAAGGATGGGGATGGGAACGCTGGATTGTAAATTGTGAAGAATATTGTGGCAAATTGTTATACTTTAAACAAAGCATGCGATGTTCGTGGCACTATCACAAACTAAAAGATGAAGTATTTTATTTGCAATCGGGCAAAATGATGATATATTATTCTGAAGAAGATAATCTCTCTAGCGCAAATCAATTAATATTAAATGCAGGTGATAATTTTCATGTTTACCGAGGTCTGCGACACCAGATGGTAGCCCTACAGGATTCAGAATTATTTGAGTTTTCTACTCAGCACTTTGATAGTGACAGCCATAGAATTTTAAAAGGTGATTAAATGAAGCTAATTGTAATTACAGGCTGTCTTGGCCTTATCGGCTCGCATGTCACGAAAGAGTGCTTAGACAAAGGCTGGATGGTATATGGAATTGACAGCTGTACTTACGCAGCAAATAAAAACCTATTAAGTGGATTTTCGATTTATGATAACTTCAATTTTATAAAAGAAGACATAGCTAAATTAAAATATCTTCCTGATTGTGATTATATTATTAATGTTGCTGCTGAGTCTCATGTTGGAAATAGCATTGTCGATAGCTCCGACTTTATTGAGTCAAATATTGTCGGTGTCAAAAATCTACTTGACCTAATTAGAAATAAACAAAACAATGTAAGTGACCGCCCAGTATTCTTTCATTTTAGCACGGATGAAGTGTATGGAGATATTGTCGAGGGCGAGCATATAGAGACCGATATTTTAAAGCCAAGTAATCCATATTCTGCATCTAAGGCCGCCGCTGATATGTTGGTTCTCGCATGGGCAAGAACTTATGGGATTAATTATTTAATTTTGAGACCAACTAATAATTATGGAATTGGTCAATATCCTGAAAAATTAATACCATTAGTGGTCAAAAATTTAATGAGAAATAAGAAGATCAAGCTCCACAACAAGGGCACCCCCGTTAGAAACTGGCTACATTCAGACGATACTGCCACCGCTGTTATAACATTAATTGAATCCGGCATAAAGAATGGAATTTACAATGTAGCCGGCGGTTTTGAGCAAGCAAACATTGAAACCGTTTCTAAGGTTTTAGAATGTTATTTCGGAGAAAAAAGAGAGTGGAACGAATATCTTGATCTTTCGTATGTTAGAGAAGGTCAAGATATTCGTTATGCTTTGAACGACGATAAATTACGGGCCCTTGGATGGACACCACAAAAGAATTTCGATAAAGAAATTAAACCAATAGTTGAATATTATAAAAATAATTTTAAATGGTAAGGAGAAAAAATGCAACTATCAAATCAAGCACTGGGGGCCATTATGATGGCCCTACAAGAATCATTATTAAATCAGCTGGACATTGTTCCTATATTAAAAGGATTTGAACTCAAAGAGGGCGATGAGGGACTCATGGTCACAAATCCGCCTACAGTTAGATTTACAGACGAAAGTGAAATTAGCGAGCAAGATTTATTAAATCTAATTAAGCAATAAAAATGCCAAGATATTCATACCAATGTACAGAGTGCACCGAGATAATTATCGTTTTTCATAGGATTAACGAGACTTATGTTGATTGTGAAATTTGTAGAAGCAAACAGTGTATGGAAAAAATATTATCAACTCCAACTATAAAAAAACAAAACAGAAAAGATAATAAAAAAGTTGGAGAACTAACCAAAGAATATATTGAAATGAATCGCAAGATTTTAGAAGAAGAAAAGCTAAAAAGAGATCCGAATGGCACGCCTTGAAATAATTTTATCCGCTATAATGACGTTATCAATTGTTTTTAATATTGGACTATTCATATACGCTAGATACGCAATTGCCCAATTGCTATCAGTTTCCGAAGAGCTGGGCGACTTACAACAAATGACATCCTCGTTCTCAAGCCACTTAGAATCTATATACCAGCTTGAGATGTTTTATGGCGACGAAACAATCGGCGCTCTTAGAGAGCACGCTTTATCTTTTAATGAACAGCTTGAAACGTTTGAATATATTCTCTCATTAACAGAAGAAGGAAGTACCCCCGCAGATGACAAAGACGAAGACGCTGAAACCGAAGAAGAAACGTAAAAATTATTATTTTACTCAAGAGCACGAAGACGCAATAGTAAGATATACACAAACTAATTGTATTAGAGAAAGAACCGAATTATATGTAAAATGGATTCAGCCGGCATTTAATGAAATGGTCGATAAGATCGTTTTTACATATAAATTTACCAATCTTCCAAATTGTGACTCACTAAGAGATGAGTGCAAGATATGGTTAATGACAATTCTTGATAAATATGACCAAAGTAAAGGCTCTAAAGCCTTTTCTTACTTTTCGGTTATTACAAAGAATTGGTTTATTCACAAAGTAAAACGCCAGCAAAAACGAAATAAACGAGAAATTGATTTTGATAATGTTTCAAAGAGATTTGAAGAAGAATATCTTTCCACCGACGAATCATATCTTTCTAATAGAGAAGAAGACGAGTTTTGGAACTCTTTTTATGAAGAATTAAAATCGTGGGATGCCTCCACGATGAAAGAAAATGATTTAAAAGTATATAAGGCAATTAATATTCTTTTTGAATCAAAAGATGATATAGATATTTTTAACAAAAAAGCTATTTACTTATACCTTCGCGAAATAACCGGTTTGAATACCAAGCAGATTGTTAATTCATTAAAAAAGTTTCGTAAAAAGTATATTAGCTTTAAACAAGGCTGGGAAAATGGCGAACTATGAGCAAAAAAGATCTAGAATCCCTCATCGGCGAGGCTCTTGATAATATTAGGAATGACAGAAAAATTGCAAGAGAGTTTTTGAATGAGATCGCAAATCAAATAGCATCCGACGCAGAGCAGAATAAATATTTAAGCCCTGTTGCCGCGAAGCATATTGAAACCCTTCAGAGATCAAACGAGCAGCTAGTTAAATTAATTAGTATTCAACACAAGGGCAAGAAAGACACCTCGATCCTTTCGACCGAGGACAAAGATAGCCTGTTTGATTTAATTCAAGGAGATTCATAATATGCAAAAAGAATTCTTAGATCGCAGCGCCTTCACAGATAAAAACTCTGCTATTGACCTATATTCTAATTCTTTGCGAAAGTCTTTTGAATTTGATGTTTATGGCAACAAAACAACATTCAATGCGGTTGTTTTAACAAAACCGATATTCTTAGCGGACGCAGATCTTTCCTCGCCCCCTCCAATTTTTGCTAGCTCTAGACCCAAAACTAATAAACTCTCAAAATTTGCCTTTAAAGCGAGAATATTAACAGCAGAAGTGCCGACACCGCATCAATTTTTACCTAATCCGTGTAATCCAACTTTTACCAACAAGGTCAACGCGAAATACATTAATCAAGTTATAAATCTGCACACAACGTTTATATCAACTGATGACTATACCAAGGGCGAAAGCTATGTTCCTAAAACGGGAGATGTTGTCAAAGTGGAATTAACCAAAAATCTGTTTTCTTATAATTTACAATTTGGTAAATTTATTGCAGTTATCGATAATCGTAATGGTGTAGGTATACCATCCACAAATCCAAACCCCGCGGCCGAAGAGAGTATCGATTCTGAATGCGCAACTGCCGCTTTATTCGCAGCCGGCGCCGGATTCGGAACCGGTGGGGCCGCCATCGCAGCTAATGACACTGAAGCGCGCAAGCTAGCCAAAGAATTTCTAAAAAAGCTAAGAGACTCGCTCCTCACCGGTGCCAACGCGACCTACACTGCTCGCGAGGCAGCTGTCTCCGCCGCCAACGGCCTCAACGCGGACGGGGACTGGGAGATCTCCACCGGCGCCGCGACCATCCTGCAAAGTTATGCCCCGCCGGTCCTCGCGGCGACCGGTACTGACTCTACTGGCTTAAGTTATGGGCTATCAGTTTGTGGCACCAAATCGTCTAAGGCTTGGAAATCGCTATACCCACGCCAAAAGTGTGTGCGATGTAAAGTTGGCGGAGGAGACTCGCTTCTTCATCCAGACTTTTGCGAATCGATCAAGAAAGTACATGACGCCGCCATCGCACATATGTCCGCAACTTATCCGGACGCTCCAAAAACTATGGAAATCAATAATGCCGGCCGAACCACAGAAACACAAATATACTTGCGAATAATTAACCAGTGCGGTGATGATTATAACGGCATAATGACCAACTCTTCATCAAAATGTAAGATCGTGCAGGCTGCTCCCCCAATGTCTTCTAGACACGAGATGGGACTAGCTGTTGATTTTGGTGGTGTTTTAACCAATAGGGGCGATGGCGGGACTAAGGCGGCTAAACTTGATGGCTCTTCGGCACGAAATTCTTTGTTATATAAGTGGATGAGGAAGACTATCCACGGAAAAGCTACTTTTAAATATAATGAAGGCTGTGTGGACTGCACCGAAACAATTACCGTTGGCTCCGCCGGCGCCTCTATCTCAAATTATGATAGGGAGCCATGGCACTGGAGTTTTGATGGGCATTAAAAAATGAAAAAACAAAAACTGAATCAGCCACCACGAGATCCCAACACAACTGATATAAGTGTTGAAAACCTATTGAAGCAAGGCAATAATATCACCATGGTACCAGAAAATTCTGGCTTGATGGGAACGGATTCTTCGGAAGAGCCTATAACTTTTGTTCCAGCAGTGGGTCAGCGCGTTATTAGGAATAGAAATGCTTTTATTGTGCTTGGAAAAGATCGCCCTTCTACTAGGGCTTCAGGTTTCGGCGGCATTGGAGCAAAAGAATGTGATGCTATCGATATAGTTGTTGGCCGCGGCCTTAACTTACCACCAGAAGCTAAAAAGCCAGAAATTATGAATAATAGCTTTTTTGCTGACTCGTCAAGAATTTATATTAGTTCGTTGACCAACATAGATAAAAACTTCGGAATTGCAGATGGATTAACGGGGCAAGTTAAAGGCAGATCTGGTATTGGAATTAAATCCGACACGGTTCGCATCATTGGCCGAGAGGGAATAAAGATTGTCACCGGAAAAGCCCAAGCAAAAGGTTTTGGTAAATTTGGCGAAAGGAACTCCAGAAGAGGAAAAATAAGCTCTCCCGCCGCCAAGATTGAATTATTGGCCGGCAATAACGATGGTTTTCAGGTCGTTAGAGGCGGCATATTTACAAAAAAGGAACGAATTAATAATGTCCAGCCTGTTGTGAGGGGTGAAAATTTAGAGCACGCCCTTGTAGAGCTTGGCGAGATGTTAGAGAAGGCCTTGTCAGCGATCGAAAACTTGGCATTTATTCAAACTAGTTTTAATGCAATTATTTCAGTTAATCCGCTGCCTTGGTACCCCGCTGCCGGCGTCGTTGCAACAGCTCAAAGTTTGACTAGTGTGATTGCAAACCTTCACATGCAGAGAGTAAATGCTGCCTTCTGGTCGCTAAACTATTGCACGCCGGTGGGATATAAATATGTATGTAGTCAAAACGTCAGCGCCACATAGGCTTGAGGATTATTAAATATGGCTGAGTCTAAATTTTTAAAATATCAAGATCCTAATGGGGATAAGTTTCCTGATGTTTGCGATGATATAATTGATGTTGCAGAAGATCCAAAAGTAGATTGTCCGGTATGCATTCCAAACCCTTATGCTCTGACTATTGATTGGAGATCTAAGACGCAAGACGAACCATTCTTTAATGAAAAAACGTGCTTGTTTCAAATCTGTGTTGTTACTAATTATAAAACAACATTGGATGAAGAGGTTTTAAGCGAAGTTGCCACTGTAGATGAGGCAGGTGTGCTCTCAATGGATGAAAGATTTGAAAGTTACATTGATAGCGCTGCAGAATCATTATTATTAAATTATTCGAAAGATACCTCTCCCGAAGCCATTGATACCCTTAAAAAATCAATTCAGTTTACTGATTATGATTTAGAAGCAAGAGAAGGATCATATTTAAAGCTTCTATATTCAGTCCCATACGAAGATTTTTCGCTTCTTCAAGAAGAGCCTGATGACAATCAAGAGGAGGATGAAGACGAAGACGGAAGCTCTGAAGATTCAGTCAGTGTTTCGACCTCTTATCTCGCTGACGATCTGGAGCCTAAAATTAGAAAAGTCTCTAGATCGATTAAGCTATATTCAAAATATCTTAAAGTCTTTAGGGCTGTCGAGCAAGGAAATATTTTAAAAATAAAAGATAATAGTGTTTTTAATTTAGAGACATATGGCTCTTCAACAAGCTTTTCAAAATCCATATTGGGATCAATGCTTATTAGTCTAGATGGCTTTTTAAATAAAAGAAAGCTTAATATTCCTAATGTTGGCTCTCCAAAACTTTTTACAGACAGAGTACAGAAGATAGAATTTGATTTTAATGGCAAATATAAATTAGTTAAACTAAGGGTTTATTCTGTTGGTTGTGCAGAAAAGCCCTTCATATTTGGTAGGAAAAAGCTCAAATCATTGAACTCGAAGAAGGGCTGGAATGATCCTACAGCTTGCGCGTATTTCTCCAAACTAGATGAAATGGATACAGCCCTGTCTGCCCGCGAACCCGAGCCGTGGATTGATTTTGTTATTGAACATACTTACCCTGAAGTTTATTCATCTTTTCCGGCTGATCGACAAACCGAGGCTCCAACTACAAGTTGTGTTGCCGATGCACTAGCAAAGGAAGGAAAACAGCTTGGCCAAGATATTTTAGACGATTCTTTTAGTATTGGGGATGCCCTAGTATATGCGTTTAGAAAAAATGTTTGTTTGAACGAGATAGAAGATCTAAAAGAAGAAGATATAGAGCTTGGCTTAGACTATGCGCCAGACGCGGTAGAAAACAGTTCTATAATAGCTATGGCCAAAGAACAAGCCTATAAACAATTAGTGGCCGACGAGGCCGTTTTCACTAAACTGTGCGAGTCTCTTGTCGACGCGTCTGGAGAGGAAGAGCACTCAAGTTTCAATCTGGATGAGCTTTTTAAGGTCCATATGTCACAAATTAAGCTTTGTGGAATGTTTGATTTATTAAGCGAATCTATAAGTTGCTTAATCAAAGGCCTGACCTTCGAGCAGGCAGTCGGAGCAATCGCCAAATCTGCTTTAAAAGCAATGTCGGTAGATAATTTGTCTGATTTATTTGTCGGGTTACCTCCAGATAAACAACAGGAGATAAACGATTTAGTTCAGACAAAATTATCTTCAGGTGACGTGTTTAAGAACAGCTCTCTTAATCAGCAAATATCAAACTCAATGGCCACAGGCGCCACCGCCCCTACTCTTCCGGAAATAAATACCGACGAAAATAAAATAGCAGAAAAAGAATCAGAAGTGGAAGATGGCTTAGGGTCTTTTGCTAGAACTAAAAATCAATCCTCGGCCCCCGCTGCAGAAAGACGGACCTTGGCTCAAACCCTAGATCCGGGCTCTAGTGGCCCATCGCTTGACAATAACTCAATAATTCAAGTGTATGCCGCGGCCATTATAGAAGTTTATTCGGAAAATGTTCTTGATATAGTAGAGAGACTTAATAGATATCCAGGCGCCCAGATGATTAAAAATGTTTTAGCATTCTTTGACTGTCCTCAAGATCCAATAATGGATCCTTCTATAATGGACTTTATTAAAGATGTTGAATTGCCATTTTGTCGCAATATGGATCGGGTTGCGATGCCAAGAATTAATAATCCATTTGCTTGGGTACCCGAGGCTCAGGATTTTAAGGGTATTTTTATCGAACTAATGAAACAGTCCATTAGACAATTGATCGTCAATCTTATTATTAAGTTAGTTATCAAGATTTGTTCTATAGCCAGCGGCTCTCTTTGCAAAACTTTAGAAACCGCGGGAGGCCTCATCGCGGCCATCCCAGAAGCTGTAACCGCAAGAGACAACTTTAAAAATGCAATTAGGGATCACTTGTGTGGTGATGACTCGACCGATAGTCAGCTTGAGGATACGATTGACGATCTGCTTAATCAATTGGGAGGAGATGCAGGCTCCACAGCAAGCGAAGATAGTTTAAAAAATTATATTACAGATGTTTCCGCTTCTTCAACACAGGCAGAGTTGATGGCCGCTATTATGGGTAATGCCTTTCCCGATTTTTTAATAATTGCAGAAAATATAAGGCTTTTTGAATATCCTGAATTAGAAGAGATTTTTCCAAATAGAGAAGCAATAGGCAACTTTTTTCAAAATGTCGGAAATGTGCTGCCGGCAGATGCAAGAGACGCAATAGGTGACGCGCTTGACAACCCGCCGGCCCACGGCGATCCAGACCGTCCCGTAAATCCATCACTGTGTCTAACCGAGGATGATTGGAATGCTTTTTGTGAATATAGACAACAGCTCCTCGCCGGCCGTGCATCGCCAGCACAGATTCGCGAAATGTGTGATAATTTGCGTGATCAAATGGAAGATGACTTGGAGGATTTAAGTGACGTCTTACAAGGCGGAATTCCCAATTATTTAGATTCTAATATGCCCCCTATCATGCAACCGCCCGGTTGCGATGACTCCCCCGGCCTGATTCCTTTTGAAACAGAAGACGCCAAAGTTGTTGCAACGAATGCTATAAAGGGAGATTTTCAAAATTTACAACTTGCCTATACAACTGATATGCTTGGAGATGGACCTTTTCAAAGTCAGTGGGGAATGATAAATTTAATTTTAAGCGATACTATGGGAAATCCTTTTACGGCCCATACGAGAAGATCCTTATTTTCTCCCATGTATGTAGATTTCTATACCGACTCGGGCGCCGATGACTATGGTAATGTGGCCCCTGTCGCAGTTCAGAAGGGAGCATATCCGGCGAAAGTAGCAGAATGGCTACAATATCAACTAGCTGGTAGTAACGAAGCTACTGATTTACATAACGCGTTAAATTTTCAATCAACTAATGATTGGCGCCCCCCTGTTACTGCATCTGCAACATTTGATGCCTTAAACTTAAATGACAAAGATATTAAATATTTTGATTTGCCCCAACTAGGATATAATGTTGACATTAGACCAGACTATGCGCGCACTAAGGTTAACTTCATACAACTAGGAAGAAAAAAGGCCCCCGATATAACTCTTACTTTTAAAGACAATGCGAAAGGATTAAGGAAGGGCAACAACTCAAAAGATTCTGCATATTCTTATGGCTTTGATATTGAGTGTTATTTTTCTGATTTAGCAAAAATGACGCCCTTATACTCTCCAAATTTTATAGATCCGGCAGATAGAAGCTCACATATGAATAAGAAAATTCATAACTTGCCTACTGATAATGTTAGATTAGTTGTTAATGATTATCTTAACGATGGTAGCAAAAGAGAAAATCCTTTATGCGGAATATTGCCTTTTAATCCGCCACCATTTGGGGAAAATAATAATTTTGCCGGCAGCATTGGAGAAAGAAGATATGAAATATTTGTGGAAACTGATATTTTAGACCAGTTCGATGTCGACAGCTATCCAAAATTTAAAAATTGTTTTCTTACGCAATCGGCCTATGCCCCGCAGATTAGCTTATTGTCTGATATGACAAACATTTCCTCAGCCGATGTTAAAACTTTTCACGACTCTGTAATGACCAATGTTGTGTCAGACTTATTTAGCGAAATAGCCAGCAACGATGTTGGATTTGAATATGGCGCGCAGTTTGATGGACTATCAACACAAGATACTGAATATGTTTTAGGCCCGGGCTATAGAGACTCTGGCCTTCCTTATGGTACTGCAGAAATAAAATCCGAGGATGATGATGGGAATGTAGAATACCGGAGTATTGTAAATGATGATATGATAATAGGAATGAGCCAAATGGAGTATCAATTTGAAACGGGCCAGTATGCCGGGCCTTCTTCTAAAAATAGAGTATTTTATTTGGATCCAAACACATTTGGCGGTACGTACATGAATCCGCCAATATATATTAAGCCAGAGAAGAATACGGGGTGGATGGGCCTCGCAGAAGCTTTGTTCCCAGAACTTGGCCCCTGCAGAACTGATGAAGAGGGCGCCGATCTTGTTAATTTTGAGCAAATTAATGATATAGTAGGAGATGCATACAACTATATTCCAGAAGATTCAAGGCTTAAGGCTGGCGGAAAAGATTGTGTTCTTGAGCTTCCTTATAACAGAATATTGGACAGATCCTCGGCCGCTTCGTTAGAAGGCCTTATTATCGCCGCAATTAGAATATATGCTAGCACTCATATGATAAAATCACTTGCTACCTTTTCAAAATTTAAACCATCGTTTCCCGATGTTTTCGGGCCCTTATACGCGCAGCATATTGTTGAGTCAATGGAAAGTTCTTTGGCTGGAGCAGACTCTGAGAAAGCAGAGCGATTTAGCTTGTTTAAAGATTCAGAATTTTATATGGCATTTTTAGAACAGGCTGTCCAGATGTACGCAAGAAGAGTCGATAACGGTGGCGTTTTGGGCACTCCAAGTGATGTAATGCGTGCACTCTTTGCATTAAATGATATGCAGGGTGATTATCACTATCCTTCAAAAAGAGATTTGGATGACGCAAAAGACATAGACGAAGTTCCAAGAATAAGAACTTTAAAAAATTATCGTGAGGATCTAAATTTTAATCAAATTTATTTAACAAAAGACAAGGCAAAAAAAATCTTAAGACAACTTGTGGTTGATGAATTAAATTCTATGGGCGAGAGAATCACCAAAAGCCTAGAAACGATGGATATTAAGCCAGAGACAACCGATATATCATACTATGTGCTTGAAAATTATACACAAGGAAGCAGCTTGGAATTAAAAGAGGATAACTTTGTTGAAACATCAGAAGAGCTGCCAACTTCTGGTGATGGTCACTATACTAACGGTGGGGAGCTTTCTGTATATGTGGTTAACGAGCCTGATTCTTTGTTTTCTTTTGGGGACGAATATTACGGCTACTATCACGTGTACGCCAACGAATCGGGAGACATAGCATATATGTCCAGCGAAGAGCACCACGACGCTCCTCATAATGTCTTGCTTCCGTATGCTAACAAAGTCATAATTCCGATCGGTGATGTTTCCGACATTGGGTTAATCATCGATGAGTCGGCCGCCACAACAAAGCCGTTTGTGATTGAGAAATATATAAAAATTGACGATGAGTATCACACACCTTCCGAGGCGCTGTCTCTTATAAAAGAAAACGACGCCACATTAAATATTTCAGATGTTTATCCCGGCACTTTAGCTCTTTCTCCCGATGAAACCTCTCCCATTGGCATAACAGGGGAGCTGGGGGTTAGATATGGCCTCAGATTTTCTGTTGTGATTAACTCCGAAAAACATACTTTGGTTGAAGTTAATCTTGATGTGCTTGATCTTAAAATATCTGAATTTGTTTCTTTTGAGGGGAACAGCAAAACGCTGGTCTGTTTATTGAGTTTATTAAAAAACCATGAGATGTTTAATGTAGTTGTAAATTATATTTTTAGCTTTAACAAGATTACTTCTATTGCTGCAATTTATAATGATTTAGGCTTCTTTCCATCAATCGGAGAAGTCACGGTAGCCGATGGCGAAGCATATGGAATATCTTCGGCATATAAAGACAAGCCTGGAATGAGAGCAGATATTGAAATGGATGGGGGCGAAGTAGAATCTATAACGGAAGATTCCACATTAGGGTGGGCCTCTGCCGCCGATAGGATGCCTGGACTTCTTAGTGGCATGCTTGTTAGAGAATGGGACAATTGGGACCAAGTAATATTAAGAAGATCTAAGCATAGAATTAAAAGAATGTTTAAAACATATTATAAACATGGATGGTCTTTTGCTCCTGGGAACTTTGATTTTCCCAATCTACCGTCTCCGGGCGAATTATTTTTCGAAAGATTAAGGTCAAATATGTTCCCAACAGCCGGCGTACACCTCCTTCCGTGGTGGAAAAGACGAAAACTAAGACCAAATCCTTTCGATTCAAAAGGAAATATTTGTGAAAAGGAATAATTACTAAGAGGAAACTAATATGTCTATAAGTATAGCCCTTCCATTAAACAAAAATTCAACTAATGGTTTTGAAACTAATGACAGCATTTTTTCTGTCGTAAGACAAAATTTAAAAATGTTAATTTTGACGATCCCGGGCGAAAGAGTGATGATTCCTGATTATGGCGTTGGTCTAAAAAAATATTTATTTGATAGTTTTGGGGATCATCTTTCATCCCAGATCGATCATAAAATAAGAGAACAAGTAAAAAAATATATGCCCGCCATTACAATATTTGATATTATTATTAATAGAGATAATCTTGATACAAGCAGGCTCAATATTTCTATAAATTATTCAGTCCCAGGAATTCAGATGAAAGATTTATTAAGATTTACTATTTAAAAAGAGGGTTTTTGATGCCTAATCAACAAGATAAAATAATACCAATTAACTATACTAATAGGCAATTTGCCACTATTAGAAAAGACTTGATGGAGATTGCACAAAGATATTATCCAGATAGTTTTCAAGATTTCAGCGAAGGTTCCTTTGGTGCCTTAATGTTAGATGCCGTCTCTTATGTTGGAGATCAGCTTTCATTTTATTTGGATTACAATGTTAATGAGTCCTTTTTAGATACTGCGTCTCAGTATAGAAATGTTTTAAGACTCGGAAAGGTTTTGGGCTATAAATACCCTGGCCGAGCCTCTACATATGGAGAGGTGGCCTTTTTTGTATTATTGCCGGCATCATCAACGGGTATTGGGCCTGATATGAGGTATGCGCCGATTTTAAGAAGCGGCACCACTGTTACAAGCCAAAACGGTCTAGCATTTATTTTGACGGAAAATATAAATTTTGCAGACCCTCGACATCCAAAAGTTGTCGCCCGCGTTAACGATGCAACCGGCGCCCCTACCTTTTATGCCATTAAGGCTTATGGAAATGTTGTGTCTGGCACATTTTCTACGACAAGAATAAGAATTGGACCGTATGAAAGATTTAAAAAGGTAATTCTTAATAACCCTGACATCTCAGAAATAACGAGAATCGTTGATACCGAAGGAAACGAATATTTTGAAGTCGACTATTTGTCTCAAGATCTTATATATAAAGAAATTGCTAACAAAAACTTTAAGAACGATCGAATACCTTCAATTTTAAAGCCAACTCTGGTTTCTAGAAAATTTGTTATTGAAAGAGATAGAAATTTTACGTATATTCAATTCGGTAGCGGAAAGGCAGGAGATGAAAGTGTTGTCAAAAATCCTCAAAAAACGGCGGTTGATTTGTTCGGAAAGGAATATATTTCTGATACAACATTTGATCCAACGAAACTTTCGAAAAATGAAAATTTTGGTATAGTGCCAGAAAACACAACACTACTAATTTCTTATAGGATGACAAATCCTGCAAACTCAAATGTCCCATCCGGCGGTATCAAAAAAGTTTCGTCTGCGCTCTTTGATTTTGATAATCCTCAAAGATTATCGGTGAACACAATCGCAACAGTTAGGCAGTCGTTAGAAGCCACAAACGAGACCCCAATAATCGGAGCGGTTTCTAACCCAACGGTTGACGATATAAAAAGAAGGGTGTATGACACCTTCCCAACACAAAATCGAGCCGTAACCCAGGCAGATTATGAGAGCTTGGTATATACAATGCCGGCAAAATTTGGCTCAATAAAGAGGTGTTCTGTACAAAAAGACTCAAACTCTATGAAAAGAAATTTAAATTTGTATGTAATTTCGGAAGGGACTGATAGCAAATTAGAACTTAGCAATCAAGTTTTAAAGAATAATATTAAGACTTGGCTAAATAATCACAGAATGATTAATGATACTATTGATATACTGGATCCATACATAATAAACTTAGGAATTAATTTTTCTATCAAGACTAATCCATCAGCCAGCAAGCACAGCGTTTTACAGCAGGCGACTAATCGTTTGGCTTCTCTTTATGTCGATACATTTTATATTGGGGAGCCTCTTCGTATAAGTGATATATATCAAATACTTAAGTCAGCACCCGGCGTGTTAGACGTTATAAGCGTGAGTATTGTTAATATGACCGGCGCAAATTATGCTGGAAACACCATAGAAATAAATCAGAATCTTTCCGGCGATGGCAGTATGTTGGCCTGCCCAAGTAATGCTGTTTTTGAAATTAAATATCCAAAAGTTGATATTAAAGGAGTTGTTAGATAATGGCCATAAGAAGATATACAGCCAGCGCAGATACAACGATTGCAAATACATATAAACCAAACCTTCAAACAAGAGGTACTGGCGCCAATATGGGCGCCTCTGATGTGTTGGATGTATTCTCGATATACGGAAGACAATCAACTAGTTCGGCAGAATTGTCGCGAGTGTTGCTTAAATTTCCCGTAACTGACATATCGTCCGATCGGACCGCCGATACAATTCCGGCCAGCGGTAGCGTCAGCTTCTATCTGCGTGTGTTTAACGCGCCTCATTCTCGAACTGTTCCTAAAGATGCAAAATATGTATTTCAAATGGTTTCACAATCATGGCAAGAGGGCGTTGGTCTTGATATGGAAGGCTATACTGATTTGACTCTTGGAAAAGAAGGGAGCAATTGGATGTCGGCATCTGATAGTAATTACTGGACAGATGTTGCCGGAACTCTTTTGGCCGGCGGCTCTTATCACACTTATTCTGCTGGATCTAATGAACAGGTAGACACTTCGATTTACATCTTTGATCAAACACTTGCAGATGGCACAGAAGATATTGAGATAGATGTTACGCCTTGGATTGAGCAATGGATCGCAGGCACATATTCAAATTATGGCATTGGCATAATGTTGACAGCCAGCCAAGAAGCGTCTGGCGCGGTTGATTATCTGGCCGGCAAAGTATCCGGTAGAGCAGATGACGAGGGCAATATAGAAAACCCAAGCGGCTCCCAGTCTTCATACTATATTAAAAGATTTTTTGGAAGAAAAAGTCAATATTTCTTTAAGAGACCATACATTGAGGCTCGTTGGAACGATTCTTTATGTGATGACCGCGGCAATTTTTATTACAGCAGTTCAATGGCCTCTCCAGCAGATAACCTAAACACAATTTATTTATACAATTATGTGAGAGGCCAGCTTAAAAATATCGCTGGTATTGAAAAAACTGGCTCTGTTATGGTGAGTTTGTTTTCTGGAAATATAGATGACACCGCGCCCACTGGCTCTAGTGGGGCCCTTTTGATAAATAGCCAGTCCACTCCCGGCACAACAGATGGCGCCAACGTTGTATTGCAATATTTTGCAACCGGCGGCTGGGTATCAACTGGAATATATTCTGCCTCGTTGGCTATCACGGCTTCTGAGTTGGCCACTGGCTTTGATCCCGTTCTAACTTTATACGATGTTTGGTCTAGCGGAAGTCTTGCGGATGGAACGCACTTAAAGAGAAGATTCCACACCGGCTCCATTAAGCCAAGACTTCAGGACAGCTCAAACACGATACAGGCAAGCAGGAATTATCTAAGTATTACTAATTTGCGAAACACTTATAGGGGCGATGAAACTGCTAGGTTTAATTTATATGTAAGAGAAAAAAATTGGAGCCCCAATATCTATACAAAAGCAAATTCAAACATTGAAATAAAAACAATTTATAGTGCATCTTATAGAGTTTACCGCGCAATAGATGCTTATGCCGCGGTGCCGTATGGGACAGGTAGTGACAAACACACTTACTTGTCGCATGATGTATCAGGAAATTATTTTGATTTTAATATGAACCTTTTAGAGCCCGGATATGAATATGCATTCAAATTTTCTTTTTATGACGATTCGTTATCAACTTGGGTAGAGCAAGAGAATGTTTTTAAATTTAGAGTAGAAAACTATGAGCATTAAAAAACTTTTTGATACAGAAAGTTCTAGAAATTATTCGTCTCAAAAAAACGAGAAAGAGGCTTTTGGCGACGTCGAGTCTTATAGAAATGTGGAAGCATTAACCGAAAAGCAAAAAACTTTTAAACCGCCAGTTGATTTTAAAAAGCCTGAAAGATTTGCCAAGTATGGCTCTGCATATCTTTATTATAAATCTGCAATAGAGTGGATCCAAGACTATTATCCATATGATGGATCTGATGCTGAGAAGAATGAATATTATAATCAACTATTAGATATTGAAAGATATATTTTTGATAATCTTTATCCCCGCACAAATGGTTTTATTACATTTGCTAATGATCAAAATGGTGGCTGGGGCGGTTCTACGAATGATCCGGATGATTGCGATGGCTATGGAATTCCTGGCACGCAAGAATATATTACTTTTAAAGGCGGTCCTGGAACTGGCTCGTTGTCTAATAGTTCTTTAACTGCGCTTTCGGTAAATGAATATAATAGTAAGTTTCAAAATGCTAATATTTATGACGAGAACATATACGCAACCGAAGGCCTTCCTTCTACATATGGCTCCGGTTCTCGCGAGTCAAACTTAAAGTCTGATTTTGATAATGGTGTTACTGTTGAGTTTTGGTTAAAAACTGGTTCCGCAATTCCTTTAACAACTTTGAGGAACGAAACAACACAGCAAGTTGTTTTTGATATGTGGAACAATAATGCTGATACCGAACATGATTATGGCCGCGTAACGATTGAGTTAGGTTCCGGCTCCGTCGCCTCTACCGCCACTATCACTGTAAGTGCCACGGATGTAGCTAATATTGGTGAAGGAGACACCATTGGATTAACCTCTACCGATGGAACAACCGTCACACTTTCTCTTGAAGGCCAAACAGAGGCCTCCGCAACAGCAGCCATCACTGTAAGTGCCACGGATGTAGCTAATATTGGTGAAGGAGACACCATTGAATTAATTTCTACTGATGAGACAACCGTCACACTTTCTCTTGAAGGCCAAACAGAGGCTGCAGCGGCTGGTACCATTACCATAAACGTTCCTGATGTAGCCTATATTGGCGAAGGCGATACCATCAAATTGATCTCTACTGACGCGCAAACAGTTACACTCACCATGCAGGGTCAGGCCGGGTCTACAACCTCTGCAGAGACAAGTGGAGATGCTCTTACTGCTAAGACCTTAGCTGCCGGTAATTATGCTAATGCTAATCTGCATTCAACAGCACAAGCAGATGAAATAATGAGGGCGATTAACTACCACACAAAGCTTTCTGCGACGAAGGCTTCTCCTACCGCTGCAACTGCAACCATCACTGTTATCGATTCTAGTTCCCCACCCGGAGTACCTTTTATTGGCGAAGGCGACACCATCAAGCTGATTGCTACCGATGAAACAGAAGTGACGCTTACTATGCAGGGCACGGGCGGATCTACAACCTCCGCAGAAACAAGCGGTACAACATTAACCGCTAAGACTTTATCTGCCGGCAGCTATGCTAATAGTACTCTGCATGCAACTGCTCAAGCAGTTGAAATCAAGACAGCAATCAATCATCACACAAAGTTTTCTGCAACAAACTCTGCAAATGTTGTTACTGTAACACAGGCAATAAATGGCGCAGATGGTGATACGACGATTACAATAACAGAACTAGGTGCTACCGGTATGTCGAAAACCAATTTCACTGGTGGTGTTGACGATGTGATTACTGTAACACAGGCAACTACGGGCTACGATGGTAATACAACAATTACGATAACAGAATTAGGTGCCACTGGCTTGTCGAAAGCCAATTTCACTGGTGGTTCGAACGGATCTACAACTTCATCTGAAACAAGCGGTACAACATTAACCGCTAAGACTTTATCTGCTGGCAGCTACGGCAGCGCTGCCCTGCATGCAACAGCGCAAGCAGATGAAATAATGAGGGCGATTAACTACCACACAAAGTTTTCTGCGACAAAATCTTCAAACGTGATCACGGTGACACAAGCCACCTCGGGGGCTGATGGGAACACGACAATTACGATAACAGAACTAGGTGCTACCGGTATGTCGAAAACCAACTTTTCCGGTGGCTCGAATGGTTCTACAACCTCCGCAGAAACAAGTGGTACAACATTAACTGCAAAAACCTTATCCGCTGGCAGCTATGCCAATGCTACCCTTCACGCAACAGCACAAGCAGACGAGATTATGAGAGCAATAAACTATCATACAAAGTTTTCTGCGGTAAAATCTTCCAACGTGACTACAATCACACAAGCAGATCCGGGCCCTGCTGGTAACACAGCAATCACGATATCGGAAATCGGTGCTACAGGGCTATCAAAAACCGATTTCACTAGTGGTGGGCCTGAAAGTCCTTTTATGATCACCGTACAATCTGGAAATGCTAGTCCTGGTATTTTTCAACAATCGATTGGTGCTAATATAGACGTTGATACTCTTGCAAAATGGCACCATTATGCATTTGTAATGCAAAATACCGGTAGTGGCCATGCGGTTAAGTTTTTTGTTGACGGAGAATATGACGATACTTTAACCCACACAGGAACGATTGGAGAACTACCATCAAAAGATATGATGGGCAGATTGGGCGCCCTCTTGACGGCGCCTTCAGAAACAACAGCAACGGGATCCTTGGCCGGCGCCGGAAAGCTTTCTGGCTCTCTTGATGAGTTTAGGTTTTGGAAAACCGCAAGGACCGCGCGCGAAGTTGGCTTAAACTGGTTTGATCAAACAAGAGGCGGTGTAAACACAGATATTTCTAATACGGCTCTTGGTGTGTATTATAAATTTAATGAGGGTATAACGGGCGTAACGGCCACCGATCAGTACGTTTTAGACTATAGCGGTCGTATATGCAATGGTGTATGGACTGGTTACGGCTCTAATTCAAGAGCAACGGGCTCGGCGATTGTGCTGGCCAGCGGATCCGCCCACACATACGAATATAAAGATCCAATTATTTATTCAACGCATCCCGATGTTAGCACTCTGAAGACAGATCTTTTAAGTAGTGGATCATATCATGATGCTCAAAATAATGCGTCTATGTTAAATATGGTGCCTTCGTGGATAATTGAAGAAGATGAAGCTAATGGCAATGAAGACACTTCAGATCTTCGAAAGATGAGCCATATTATTGGAACTTACTTTGATAAAATATATTTACAAATTCAAAGCTTCCCCAGCTTAAAGCACAAAAATTATACAAGCGCCTCACATAAGCCGATTCCGTTTGCGCAACATTTGCCACAATCGCTTGGATTGGCAACCCCGTCTCTTTTTGTCGACTCAACGGTGATGGAGGCTTTTTTAAATAGAAATCTCACTGGATCGTTTGATGGAGATTTAGACGAAACAAAAAACTTAATTTACCTCAATTTATATAATAATTTAACAAACATCTACAAATCAAAGGGTACTGAGAAATCAATTAGAAACGTTTTCAGGTGTTTCAATATTGATGAAGAGCTATTCAGATTAAATGCATATGCAAATAACTCAACTTATGAATTAAAAAACAATCTTCAACAGATTTTAATCAACAAAAACGTTTTAAACTTTAATGATGCAGATAATACAGAAGCAGTCGTATATCAGAAGAGTTACACTGGTTCTGCGTTTGAACCTGCGCCGACAAATGTGCTATCTGGAGATACGAGCGGGTATATTTCTGGTTCTCACGGCGCCGGATATAGCGCGCTCAATGCGCCGTTAGGCGGTCTAGGCGGAGGAGGATTTAGAGGCATAGAAGATCCGTATGGATTTACAGCAGAAGGAAGCTTTGTGTTTCCTACATTCTATGCAAGAAGAGACAAGTTTACAAGAAACTTTTTAACTGCATCTTTGTTTGGCCTCTATACGGTGGCCACAGGAAGTGCGGCTATTAAATCAGGAGCTAAGACATCTTGGATAACAAGCTTAGGAATTGATTCGGGCCCCGATGTGGCAAACTTTCAAGTATTTTCAATTAGAGATATCGAAAATTCTAAAAATGTTAGATTTATGCTTTCTTCTTCCAATGAAGGATTAGGTGGTAAAGTTCCACTTCCAACACTTACAAGCAGTAATTTTATGGGCGTCTATAACGATAGTAAGTGGAATCTTTCTGTCAGGATTGTTCCATCGTTGACTAGTTCTCGTGGTCCTGCCGGTATAGTAAGCGGCTCTGTTGAGTCTTTCAAAAGTGGGTTTAATAATTATGATTTGGTTTTTAGTGGATTTAATAATGAAAATGGTTACATTCAAAATTCATTTAAGCTAACTGCGTCGTTAAATCACTCAGTTGCAACAAGCTTTTTAAACGCAGCAAAAAGAACATATGCTGGAGCCTATAAAGAAAACATAACTGGCTCAACTATCATTAAGACAGATGTTCTTGTAAACAACATAAAATATTGGACAAAATATCTTGATGATGGCATTCTTGAACAGCATGCAAATGATTTTAATAATGCAGGATTGTCAGGATCCTATCAAAGCACTTCTCCTAGAGATTTAAACAGCTTTGGTCACGATATTACCAATAATAATATGTTGGCTCTATATTGGGATTTTGAAAATGTAACTGGCTCTGATTCAAACGGCAACTTTTTTATAACTGATATGAGTTCTGGTTCGGTTGAATTAAGAAATAATTATGGTTGGGCCGGCAATTATGTGGGATATCAACATACGGGATATGGCCAGGGCTTTAAGGCATCGTCTACAAACACAATTCAAAGAAAGGCATTAAATTCTTATAGATTTATAGATCCGGAGCGAGTCGTTTCCTCCGACATGATACAGATTTTATCCGAGGACGATAAAGTATTCGGCCGCCCTGATGATGTTGCAAGCTATTATTACACAATAGAAAAGAGTATGTACAATGCCATTTCTGAAGAAATGATTAAATTTTTTGCAGGGGTTGTTGATTTCAATAATATTATCGGCGCCCCCGTTAATAGATATAGAGATCGCTACAAAGGCTTAGAAAAGTTAAGGGAAGCTTTCTTTAGAAAGGTTGAAAGTGTTACAGAAGTAGAAAAATTTGTTGGGTATTACAAGTGGTTTGATGACGCAATTACAACAATCATCTCTCAGCTAATACCTGCTTCCGCAGATTTTGAAAACGATCTCTTGAATACAATTGAGAGTCACGTTCTTGAAAGAAATAAGTACCAGTCTAAGTTTCCAACTATAGAATTTAAGGAGCCAGATCTGGACGCCGCTATGAAGGCCGCCCGTGAAAATCAATATTCGTGGAAAGACGGCTCCTCAACTGTACCTGCCTCCCCTCGCTCTACTAAAAAAAATAGATTATATTGGGATGAAAGAGCCGAAAGATCGGCTACAGAATTATCAGCTAGCCGTTCGACTAACTCTCCCGTGGTTAATGCTAACATTGATGTACAAAGGAACATTTTTAGAAGAGTTATATACTCGGCCCCCGCCTTAAGTCAAAGCGCGCGCCTCTCCTTTACTTCTGCCGGCACTGCATATACAGCAGGAGGATTTTCAAGCGGAAGCTTTGGGAAGTTATACAACATTCAGTTTGGTAATCCCAAAAATAAAGAAGCGGTTATTAAAGGCGGTGTTAATTTTACTGATAACAAAAATATTGATTTTACATATAACGCCCTACGACCAGCAGGCCCGGTTGAAAACAGTGGAATAACTTTCATTCCTCAAAATGTCATCTTGGGTTTTGCCAACAGCTTGGTAGAGCTTCATGAAACACATCAATGGCAAGTTGATAAGTTAGCGAAGCCCTTAACTAAGAGATATCTAAAGGCCCTTCATGGTAGGAGTTTTGAGCACGACGGAAATGGATATACTAACGTTAAATCTGCGTTTGCCTTTCCTTTTAATATTATTAGCTCTTCAGTTGTTAGTGGATATAATAAGATTGTTGTCGATAGAGTAACTGGTGGAATAGAGATTGTTAATTTACATCACGATGTTTATGGAGATTCCTTCGAAGTTCCAATGCAGGGCCCTTTTACAGATTATGCGGTTGGAGGACATCAGTCTAGACATGTCGCCATTAATACTGGCTCTGATCAGTGGTATAACAGGCCTGAAGCATGGAAATTATTATTAGGCACGGTCGACGGTAATCCATTTTTGCCTGATTATACTGGTGCAATTGGCATGGTAGCGCCAGATTATCCATGGCCCGAGGCCAATGAAGAGAAATGGTCTGATCCCGCTATACTTCCGTATCCAATGACCGCTTCTCATAAAGCTTGGTTATATAGAGATTTTGTCGCAAAACGTCCGGTAAATATTCGGAACATACAGATAACCACAGGCGCGGCATCGGCACTAGGAAATTATCAAAGAAATTATGAAGTGGTAAATGTTGTGGGTGCTTATGAAAATCCCCGTGCATTTATAGAAGAGCAACCATCACTTCCGAGCACAATTCAGTTAGATCATTCTAGTAGCACAACAAATGTGCGCACAATATTAGATGTGCGCAGAAACTCAGGTAGTCACTTTAAATTTGTTGACGAATATAATGCTGGATATTTGACCGGTACTGAAAATAAATCAGTTATAGTGTCGAGGTTTGCGGCCCCAGGCGGCATAGAGGTTATGGGCCGCGGCTATCTTGATTATAGATCGTCGGAATATTCAGTCTACAATTGCCTGCTAAACAGAAACCTAACTGTACTCAAGCCATCTCAAGCATCTACCGGATCTCTTTCGGAGCCAATAGGCTCTGGTACTGCCGGAATAAGAGTTTTTGATATTCATGGTAAAGATTATGGTTTACGCTCACACTTGTCGCGACACAGCGCTCGATTTGGTCGCGACTCTATGTTTGTTACCTCTGCTAATGATTTGCCTGGAGCTTCTTATGATCAGCTACCTTCGTTTCACAAAATTAATAGAAACAGATTCATTAGAATTAAAATTTCAAATGATGGGGACAATTTCAGCCCTAAAACCGTTACAACAATATCCGAATCTAAGTATGATAACTTTTATGTTCAACATCCTATTCCCAGATCAGATCGTCAATATTCTTGGTTGAGCAAATCTACAACAGGTTCAGGAATTAGATTTTTTGGATTTGCTAATTCAAATATCCCAGAATATTTTTCTAGCTCAGCTGATGGATATGTTTCGTATTTTGATTTTGTTAGCGCTAGCTCAGTTGTGCCGGAAATTACACAAAGTTTATGGCAACCCGTAAATAGGCTAAATATTTTAACCTATGATCCAATTACGGCATCAGATAATAATACGCTGGGCTTCCCGGCGACGATTCCTAATGATGAATATATCAACAAAACATTGGTTGCAAAGGCTCAAATAGAAAACTTTTTAACTACTTCTGCAAATTATTTCAATCTATTGATGACGAAGCGCGGCGGTACTTATGGGTGGAACTGGAAGCGATTGAGAATTCAAGATCACCCAATTTTAAGAAATGAACAGCGAAGCGGAACTCTTTCACGAGCACTAATAGAAGATGACTCTATAACTGTATACAATCTGCCTCCGGTATCTATGAGGGGCCGGCCCATGCTTATTAATTATGATAACCAAGACGGTGACAATGTAACTTTAAAAATGACCAACAATAATGAAAAGATTTATTTTAATGATACTGATTTAAATAATCGCCTAAGTTTGCCAAATACCGAGTTTGCAACTGCCTTCGAACAAGTCGTAGGTACAGTGAACGCTACTCCAACGTATCATTTAAACTGGGTTTTATACTCTCAGAATATTTTCCCGTCAATAAAAAATGAGTTTTTGTCTTCTTCTCGCGAGAGAATTGATTATGATAATAAATTCTGGAGAGGCGGCACGGATGAAAGAGTTGAGCTTGGTAACTCTATAGCAAACTCCTTCGGTGCCACCAGCCCAGCCGTTTCACAAAGTTGTTGGCCTCTCGACGCCCAGGCGGACTTTCTCAGTAGATCATCGGCGCCAACGGTAGCTTCTGGCGATGATCATGGATTAATAAAAATAGGCTCAGCCGGCGAATTACAAAATAATTATTTTTCTTATCACCGCGGTGCTGCGATCGGCTCGCCGTTAGCCCCCCAGGTGATGAAGCCGGCCGCCCTTTACTCAAGAAAACATTTAATCTCTTCTCCGCGTTCAGTAGTTGCTCCAACCGGCCCCTTTATCGCAGAGACAGGCAGTATCGAAAAGGGCCTTATGCCCTTTAATCGAGGAATTCAAATTGATATATACGGCGGAGAGGCCCTTTGGGAGGCCGGCGATCAAGCAGGAATCGTAACCATTTCTAATGCATCGCCTTCGTTTGAGGCTTCTGCATCGAGTCCGTGGTTTGATACATACCAGGGGTTCAAGACTGATATTAAGAAGATTGCGCCCGACTTCTCAATTATTCCAGAATTTCGAATCAGCAATCACATAAAAGACTACATTAAATATGGTACAAATTCTAAAAACAAATCAGACACCTTTGAAATTCCGGGCACGATCTTTAACAGCTCCACGTCTTCCTTTTATATTGATTATTCTAATTCAGAATTTATTCACGATTTTCTGAAAATTAAAAAAGACGCACTCCTGGGTGCGAAAGAAATCAGATTAGTGTGCAGCGCCGCGATATCATTTAATCCATATAAGGGCTTTTATCCTGCACAGCGAACAATCGATATAGTGTCTCAATTTTCAAGCTCATACGGCGCTGGCTTTGAGGCCTCTATCAAAGCATCTTCGACGTTTAAATATTCCGGACAAGACTTAGTCCAAAATCACGGAGGCCTGCTAAGGCCCCTGCTGCAGCCGTTGTTTGCCCCGGGGATATTGTTCAACTCTATTAAAGCCGGCATGGCAGTAGAATACCCCGCCATCACGGATCCGACTAAACTTAGCGCATCTTATTATGGGGCTGATGACGGGAAAGATTCCAATAACTGGGCCATTACACCACAGGTACCACCTTCGAGTACCGCAGCCGGCTATCGCGGTGGAGAATTTTGGGATGTTAAAATTCCGTTTGAGGCTATCCTCGCCCCTGAAAAATATATAGCGGGAGTAAATTTCTTAGACGTCGAGCCGCATCCTTCTGCTTCTTTGAATGCAACGGCCTCTATGGGCACTGCCGGCGATGAGATTTACTCTATGATGGCCAGCAATTTCTTTGGAGAAGTCGCCGCGTTCTTTTTGAAAGACAACAATTTTACTAAATTGTCCTCCGAGACAGTTACGAGTGATTTAAGGTTCAGTTCGGGATCCGCTTATGGTGCGAGAATTAAACTAAAAAGATCGGTATCGGGATCCCGAGATTATCGAGGCGACTCTGGCTCCCTAGGCAACAACACGGCATATAGCATACAAGGAGGCGCTGTTTATGATGGATCTAATTTTGGCATCGCCGCCTACTCGCTGCCACAAGATCCAAAACAAGGAAAGCTCTTTAAAGAATCTTTTACGATGTATTCTAGACCCTCAGCCTTCGGCCCAGCCGTCGCCGGCCAGCCAGATGGCACCGGCTCAGTTGGTGCCGTTGTTACTAAAACCAGTCCAATGGATAGTTTTTATGGCTTCAATTGGTCGTTTACTCCACCTTATGCGAATGGCGAAGCTTGGGTGGATATGATCTTCAGGCCATCTCACACTAAGAGTTACGATTTGGAGCAGATCCTAACTGAAATGGAGCAAGTATATTGGAGAGCAGATCCGGGCCCCAGTACAGGAAGCTTTGATTACCTCGGCGCCAATCCTCTTTTAATCTCATCTTTTGGTTCGGCTTCTTTTACGAACGCCGATAATTACATCTATTCTGGACACAACGTAAACGCTAACGCAATGCAGATCAGCGCTAGCTTAAACTTGCTCGGTGTTGAGAGAGTGTTACAACAGGAAGAAGATAGCTTCGGCAATAAGATTAAGGGCACCAACATTACTGCCGGCAAGCGATGGGTTATTCAACCAAAATGGGAGTCTCCAATGTTAAACTTTAATGACAAGGGGGTTCATCCGATCACTAATGCCGCCGGCAATTTAACTCTGCCGACATTCGCGTCTGGTTCCGTTCCGAGAGGTATGTGGCATCAGTTCGGAGTGATCCCGGATTCTCCAGATAAAGGCGTATTTATGGAAATTGGCAACATTCCACCAGATTGGCTAAAGAATCATTATGATGTGATAATAAACGATACTGTATATAATGATAATGACGCTGATACTGGCGGCCTCATTTATAAAAAAATGAAATCTTTGACAGATATAGTGGGGTTTAGCAAATCTTCTACGTCTAAGAGACTGGGAGAGATAGCAGAATCTAGAACAATTAAAGAAGCCGTTGTTGCTATCCCATATATTATTGAAGACGTTGAAAATATTAGTAGAATGGCCAGCAAGTTCACTTCTACACGAAAGAAATTTATCTCAATACCAAGAAAAAGATTTAATGCCGCACTGAAAGCCAGCAAAGGAACAAAAGCCGGCGACTCTTTAGACGCGGCCGGCACCTCAATAAGAAAGCTGATAGAAAAAATGCCTAACTATATTTTGCCTCCGCAATTCGATTTCTTGAGCGATACAACTGTTGAACCAATTGTGATGTATATGTTTGAGTTTGAGTATAAATTTGATAAAGATGATTTATCTTATATTTGGCAAAATATCGCACCAAGAAATTCTAAGAAAATAGAGCTACAATATCAGTCGATTTCTCACGAACTGATCAGCACTGAGCTATTGCAAGAAACCTGTTTAAGTAATAATGAAAATCTTCGCTGGATGGTGTTTAAAGTTAAACAAAGAGCGCAAACTAATTACTATGATCTAATAACTCCTCAAGCAGGAGAATCGTCAAAAGATATTTTTAGCTTTGATGATGAAACCGCAGGATATAAACTCGGGTTTAATTGGCCTTATGATTATTTATCCTTTGTAGAGATGATTAAAATGGATGTAGATGTTTTATATCACAACCCAAGTATTCTTGAAAAAACAACCGGTTCGGCCGGCAAAAAAACTAGAAGAACACCTATTATGTCTCGTCCTTCCTCCCGTAGGGGTGGCGGCTCTGGCGGCGGAGGTGGCTACTAATGGCTAAATTTTTAAACAAAAAAGAACAAGTTTTTGATATCAAGCTCACGGGCTATGGTAATTATTTGCTTTCGATTGGAAAGTTTAAGCCCGCATATTATGAATTTTTCGATGACAATGTAATCTATGACAAAAGATATGCCATGTACACCGGCTCTGCCTTCGAAGGACCAGCGCCAGAAAAATCAAATGTTAATTTGATGTTGCGCGAAAATCAAAATGAAGTTCATAAAAGGATTAAAGAAGAAACTGTCTATTTGGAAAGTCTTGTTTTGTTTGAAGAAATAGAAAATAATATTGGCCAACTAGACACTTACGTTGATGATGACGGCACATCTGTTTTGGGAGCCTATTCAACGGATGAAACTCCTACAATGAATAATCCAAGAATTGATATTTTCAAATCAAATCAAGGAATTGGAGATGCATTTTTAGAAGGCGCCCCCCACACAGCGCCGGCTTGGAAATTAGTAAGCTTACAGGGGAACATATCAGCCTCTTCTGTTCATGATAGTGTTAATTTGATAAGTAAAATTCCGCAAGTTAATATTGATTTAAAGTATACGAAAGAGGCTAATTATGGAACAGATTCTTCGTTGAGCTTGCCCCCAAATTTTAGTACTTATACAAATATAAATCCTGAAAATATTGCTGATATGACCAACCGAACTTTAACATTTATAGACGGCGATTCAATCGAATTTAAAACTGATCACGGACTCATATATCTTGATGAAGTTAACACAACACTGTTAACTGAAAACTTCGATATCGAAGTGTTTGATAGAACATTAGCGGAGTCAGAATATGCCAGCGCACCATTTGAAATATTAGAAGTAGGAACTCCTATTTATGATTCTACTGTCACGATTAATGACGGCACAACTTCTGTAACATTTACCTTTAAAAACGGAGCTTCGGCAAGCACAGATGTTGAAGCCGGCGATGTGTCTGGTGCTGATGGCAAAACTACTTTAGCAGAAAGACTGGTTACGGTTATTAATAATTATGTGGAAGATTCAAGCACAAGTCTTAAAGTAAGCGCTTCCTCAAGTGGAGCCGAAGTTACAATAACGAACCTGCAGGCTGGGCCCCAATCTCTTCGAGGGTCTTTGACTAATACGCAATTTAGCGGCGCCCGAATCACCACTTCTGATAGTAGTGATATAGATCCTTGGACTGGAGGCATTTTTACTGGCGGCAAAGACGCAATAGAAACGCTTGAGAAGAAATACTTTAAAGAAGAAATACCTCAAATTGTTGATGGTGTGATGATGCACAGCAACCCACAAATCAAGTATAATCAATCTTTGACAACATCAAGTGTCGAATATTATTTAGATATTATAGTGGATAATCAGATATTACCAGAGACGGCATGCAAGGGTGCTTCTGTTTTTAACAAAGAGTCTTATTATGTAGATCTTGATTTTAATTGTGAGTCTTTCGACAAAGAGCCGGTTGAGTTCATAGATATCTATGGAAGAGTTACGGAGCCTGAAATATGTTAAGAGTTGCATTTGACGAGAGCCTAGACACCGCTTTTGGTGAGAAGCTTCCGGTACCCTACATTAATAGGGTTTATATAAAAAGTGGTCTAACAAATTCTTATGGAGATACCGTTGATGGTCTTGAGCTTGAACTGTCGATATATATTCCGGCCGTTGATGATGATGCTTTAGAACCTCCGGATGCTATCGTGGCAATGTTGGCCGATCTTAATGTCTACGGCGCTTATGTTGTTGGAGAACAAGAAAATGAAGATATATTAAACTCCGGTGAAAATATTTTTAATCATTTGTATAACTATGATCCAGATACTAGTGTTGAAGGTTTCGTCGCCACCTTTGTGGAGTTCGCCAGGGAGACTCAGACCTTTACGCGTGAAACTGCTAGTGACTCTGGTGCAACAGTTATTATTAATAGAAGAAATTACGAGCAAATTGAGTTTAGTGAGTTTACATTAGCGGATAGCGAGGGAATATATGACGAAGATACAAATCAAAGATACTTTGTTTACAATGCTACAATTGAATTAACTTTAGCAATAAATCCATGGCCAAGTGCTGTTTATACTTTAGACGATTTAATGGATATAACAAGCGCAGACTATAAAAAAATCAATGTTTATGTTTTTTGCTCTACATTGGATTGGCTCACGATCCAGGCCAGCAGTTCTGGTCTTGATGAGTCCGAACTACAAAATATTTATCTCAACAAGCCAGAGTTGTTAAACTTTATGACCGGCGAACTTACATACGATGTAGTTTTCGATGACGGTACTGTGACAGATGGCGAAGAATTATCTTTTGTAGACTCTGAAGGCAAAATGTATGATGGCGTACCAATATATACGGTCGCAGGAGAATATAAAAAATTCCCACAGAGAGCTTCGCTGATCGCATCCATTTCGGGCTCCACAACGCCGGTATCTGACGATGCAGATGCAAGTGCCACCTCTCAAAGTTTAATCAATATTTTAGATAATTATTCAGATTCAACTAATTTGTTAAAAGAGTTAAATGAATATAGAAAGGTTTTCCCTGATAAAAGTTCTACGACAGCTTTAGGCGGAGTATATCGTTCTTTTAGAGATGTCTTAGTATCTACAAACAGACAAGCCGGCCGAGAAGAGACGGTCTTTAAAGTTATCAGCAGAAATCCTAAAGTTTTAGACTCGCGCGCCGAAGAAGCCATAGAGGCTTATGATCGGCCAGATCCGACTCCGAGTACCACAGACGGTTTAACGCTCAATGATTATAGAATTTATAGCAACACAAGAGATGCCCTTATAACAAGGTATGCCTATTCGTCAACCCTTGCATCTGGAGAAGATGATGAAACTTTTGTATGGGACCCTGAAGATACAATATGCGATTATGGATATCTTTGGTTTGATTACGAAAAGGCTTTAAGAAACGACACTGTAATATCAAGCGTGCTTAACATTGACAAACTAGAGGCTTATTTTGGAAGCGCTTTGGTGAACGCAACGTTGAAGATAGACACAGCAACACTAACCAAGAGAGCGGCCACCAGCAACACGCTTCGAGAGGTAAGACAGATGGTGGCTCAATTTATATCGACGCCATCAAACTATGGCGATTCTTTTAGGATTTATAACTGCGGATTAAAAAGCGATCACGATTCAACAACTTCCAGCAGCTGGCCATCGTGGAATTACGACAAAGTTGATGTTGGAATGGGAGGAAGCAGCGACTATAGTTATCTTTGTATTAGAAATGTTGTGGGTATGCCAGCCTCAGATTATGAGTCTAAGGCTGAAGTAAGAGATGGATACAGAATGCTATGCTTTTATTTTCAAGATTATTATAATATTGATGGGGCCTCTGACGGCACTGTTCTTCCCGCCTCTGAGGGCGGCGCAACAGAATATAGTCAAGAACATTACACGCTTTCAATTGCGTGCACTGATTATAGCTATTTAATTTATGAAACCCTTAGAGACGGCTTCCAGACAGATGGAAGGAGTTTAAATGAATATTATAGATATGCAGTTGATACGGGAAACTATAATAATATAACCGGCTTCTTTAATCAATTTTTTGTCGAAGGAATTAGTGAGTTTTATTCAGAAGATACGTCCAATGCTCCGTGGCTCCGAGCCCCGATGATTTTTAATATTCATCGCGATTTATTGCTTAATACTTTTGAGGGCGATCTTGATGCTATCGTAGAAGACTCACAGAAAATATCAGCGAATATCGCCCCTGAATCGGGCAACCTTGAACAACTTGAAACTTTTAGAACAAGGTACAACGATTTTTTTACAAATTATTATAATGAGGGTGTTGGTATTGTATGGGAAGCTTTTGCTGATGCTTATACGGAAGCATATGGCTTCGTAGCTGATATGCCAATTGAGAAGACATACTATCAAGAATTTCCAATTCTCCCAGATATTATATACGCCGGCGAGCCTGAAGCAGAGTACTTAGATGATATTGAAACAGCTTTAGCCTACCCAATAGAAGATTCCGACTGGAGTATAGCCTCATCGATCGATGAGGCATCATATGACACTTCTACTCTTTATTCGAGAGAACGGATCCGAACGGAAATTAATCTCAAACTGCCATATATTTTACGGTTTATTGATTATTTGGATACAACTAGCACTAGTGATGCTGCAGCTGCCCGAGCCATGCTTTACTCTTTGTTGACCCCCTCACTATCTGAAAGCTTCATAGATTATGCACTCGACACGGCCTATGACCATTGGAGTGCCCTGCATGAAGAATGGTATAAGTTCTTCGACGCTGAGCTAACCATGCCTTCTGGAGTGACTAGCTCTTCAGATCTGGAAGCAGATGAATGGGGATTTAAAAATACTTATGACTATATGGGTAAACGAATATGGCCCGCAGCAAATTATAGTGGTTCAGAGTTCGGAACGTCATCACAGATAACTGACTTTTACGATTTTTTGAGTGTTGACGATGATTATAGAACGTAGTAAGGAAAAAACAACAAATGCCAATTAAATTTTCAACATCAACTATGTTAAGCCCTTCTCTTGTGAGCGACATGGTTAGTAGAGCGGACACTAGAATGGTCAAGGGCCAGAAAACATCATCTGACTCCGCATTAGCAAAGATGGGTCGAGGCTATAAAAACTTATCTAGCAAAGGAATAACAAATAATTTAAATTCAAACGTTTCAGATAATGATTTTGCCGCGGATTTACTTAGCACCCTAGGGTGTTCTGTCTCTACAGAGTCAAAAGAATTTACATTGTTGTCGCAACAAACAGATACACAAGAGATACAAAATGAAAATATACTAGACCCATCATTATTTAAAGGCGATATGGCTGGAGAGAATATTGTAGCAACTGATAAGTTTTCAAATGATACCAGTGATCCGTTTTTTACTCTTGATGAATCGCCTGAGACTACTTTGTCACAACAAGCAAAACAAGCATCGACAATTAAAATAATCGATCTTCAAGATTTAACCGCAACAATAATTGATATTAATTTATCCAACACTGGAACAACATTAAAACAATTTAAATAATGAGATATTTATTATAGGATTATAACATGACTGTATATTATTACTACGCTTTTGATACACCCCCTAGTGTATATTCTAGCATAACTTGTAGATATTCGTCTAACGAAAGCTACTATAACGTTTCTACTATAGGCACCGGCCAAGTTGGCTTGGGCTATATGACAAATGATTCAACTTATGATGGCGGTAATGAAAAACAATATTTTGCCATAACAGATGCAAACACATATGGCAAAGCCGGCTTCGGTTCATCACTTTATGAAGGCTATACAACAATGATAACTATGTATTATGATGATGATGAAGAATCAGCGCTATATGATAAGTTTACTGGCTGGGCCCTCGCTGGGGGGTCATCGTACATTGTCGACGGCCCACCAGTGGTTCAGTCGCTCATAGATGACACAATTGAAGAGTTGGTCTTAAAAAATCGTGTATCCGAGGTTACTGTAAAGGCTAGCTTTAAAAAAGTAGGTGCCCCAACAGATTTTATGGAAGATCTTTATTCCGCCGCCGAATCAGAAGGCACAATAGATACTCCTGCTAATTTCGCAGCGTCTGGCTCTATTAGATATACATATTAGGAAATTTATTAATGTCAAATATAGAACTTGAGTATATCGATGAAACGCTAATATCTGGCTCAACAGACAGACTTAGGTCAGCCCTAAATAAATCTTGGGAATTTGTTGAGGGAGATATCGGAAATGTTTATGAGTTTGATGGTAGTGCCGCCGAAGAAGACAACATATATATATCAAAAATAGAGTCTAATTTGGCCCTAGCTAGCAGCAACACCGGCTCAGCAATTATCAATTCTTATACTTTTCCGATAAGAATTTATGGAGACGGAGAGGAAATAGACTCTACCGAAACCTGGAAGGCGTTCTTACATGGTGGCACAGCTATATCAAAAACATTCCAGGGCATTTATTCTACAGATATATATTCTGATAACCACATTGGCCTGCAGGCCCCCTATACTAATATTGAGAAATTAATCATGAACAGCATTGACGGGAGCGATTATGAATCGATTGTAGTGCAGCCGTCATATAATTATTTTCTCCCAACGTATCAATCTTATACCGACAGCATAAACCAGAGAGCGTCAGCAAATATTTATGATTTTATATCGATTGCAAGTGCGGAAAGCGATGATAAACCAGAACAAATAAATATAAATGCTCACAATTATATTACAAAAGAGGGGGAGTTTGCAGCTTATATGGGAATTGGCGAAGACGCAACAGTGGCAGATTTACTTGCAGCAACTGAAATGTCGCCTTCTGATGCACTGCCGCCACAAGAATCTTTATATTATGGTGTAGATGCGGATTCTGACGGAACTAGTGACACCTTTTATGATAGAAATAAAAATCTAAGAAATTATTTATCAGGCGCTTTTGTTGCGTTAAACGTTTCGTCCTCAACCAGCACTGCCGTCATTAACAGGTGCAAAAACTTTATTTTCGATACAGAAGGAGTTGAGACCTTTTTAAAGCCCACCTCAGAGATAATATCTCTAAGGGCCCTGTTCCCTTGTTATGTGAATATAGAGATTCCAACAACGCATACTGTCGATACAAGTAAGTTCCCCGCCACCAACATATTCAGGACCCTTATTTCAGGTAATGATTGTGAACAAATTTTGCTAGCACAACTTGCTGTTGATTTCGGCTCAGAAGGAGGCCAACAGTCTCGTTCTTTGAGTTATCACATAAATAAAACGTTTAGTTCCGGCTCTTTAGACACTAGCACAATTTCTGAAACTTCTATCACAAGTGTTGATAATTTTAGATATCGCTCTCTTTTAAAGATGGCCACAAGGGCGGCCAATTCGAATCTTAGAACAGATTCAAAAAATGTCGATTATCATTTTGTTGGTGGCGAAACGAACATAAGAAAAGCAGCTTTGAACAACCTTTTGTCACATCGATTTATGAAATCTATAAGGATTACGAAATTAGTAAATGATCTATCCTTTTATATTAATGATACTGCGCCATTCGACGTCGAAGGAAGTGATGATTCAAAGGCACTGCAGAATATATATGATTTTGCGCAAGATACAAAATACTATGAAACAATTGCTTATCGTATTGAAAAAGTTAATTTGGCCGGCCAGCTGGTATCAAACTATTGGATTTATAATGTTGATGGCCTTGAGTCGATTACGCTAACTGACACACAAGTAAAATACAATGATGAATATACCTATAAAGTTTACGCTTATAAAATTGTACATGGCATTAATTATACATATTCTGATATAGCGGTAGCCGAGGCAATTTCTGTCGACGATGACACTGGAATTATCACAGTGCAATTTAACGATTCTGCCGGCAACTCAACTAGTCAATTATTTGTAGATGCTGATGATAATGAATTTTTAGATGAAAATGAATTTGCTACCAATTCTCAAACAACAGTTGATGAAAGCACCGGTGCAACACGATATATGGCAGACTTAAATGTTAGCTATGAGCCGACAATAAAAATACTTGAGGTTCCTTTGGTTTCTAAGACAATTAGAGTATTGGATCACCCATCTACCACAATTGATGTGATTCCTTATTATAAACTAGATGATTCTAATACTATAGGATTTAAACTAATCAGAGAGGCGTTCGCTAAGAGGGATATGCCACAAGCTTTTAATACTGCTGAAAATAATTATATTAATGATTATAAAACCTCCTATGATCTTTTGCCGACAGACACGGTGTCGAACAACGCGAAGGCGCCCGTTAATTATATTGAGGCTTACAGGCTTGAAGAAAAGCCAAGTGCTTACAATAGTTTTAGTGCGAATCTTCTAAAAAAATATAATCTTGGTATCCCCGACGAATCGTCAACTCTTGCCACAACAAGGTGCGAAGATAGAATTTTAACAAATCAAAAATATTATTATGTTTTTCGTAGTGTAACAAGACTACAGCACCCTGGTCAATTTTCTGAAATCTATGAATGTGAATTAATTAACGATGGCGGCTATAAATATGCAAAATTTGAAACACTATTTGAATCTGATCTGGCCACCAGCCAGATCACAACAACTTCTAAATCATTTAAGAAATTAATACAATTAATACCAAATAGTTCACATATGAAACTAGTTACAGATGATGTTAAGTATGCCAGACCCGCGGCCACCCAATTAGAAAATTTGCAAATAGGCGATTCGGATTTGATCGACCCAATCTGGGGCAAAACTTTCAAAATACGTTTAACGTCAAAGAAAACTGGTAAAAAAATTGATTTAAATATTACTTATAATTTAGAGAGCGGTTAAACCAAAATTACAAACTATTTATACAGGAGAGAGAAATTAAATGGCTTTTTTAGA